AAAGTCAGCATTTTCTGCACGGATTTCAGCAAGATTACGCTTATGGTAAGTCTTGGCTAACTTGCGAGCAATCTTAGGTGGAACTTCATAATTCTCCTTGAGATCATTGTAGATCTCTTTAACAAGATCTTTTTCAGCAGAGACTCGAGTCATTGAGTTTGAGATTTCATCAAACTTACCTTTGATTTCTTTAAGCTGAGTTGGAGTGTATTGTTGAATCATAATTTATACCTCACTTATCAAATGATGAATTTGCCTGTTCCAAAGCAATCCAATAAGTCAGATTGTTTGAACTATTTGTGAACTTGCCAACTCCAACTGATGAAAGTTCAACTTTATAAGAACCAGGAAGGATCTTAAGATTCTCAATCTTGATTGCTGCTTGGAATCCAATATCAGAAGATCCATCAACCTTAACATTAGCATCGTCAACGATCTCACCCTTGACGTCCATTGCCCAGATATTAATGTCAGAACCCTTTCCCTCACATTTAATCACAATGTTTGGACACTTCAAAACAGAAGCAGTACTGAAAATCCAACTCAGAATCTCTGACGTCAGATTAAAATTGACGTCGTAAGCTGGCACATTAATGTTCTTATTGGGTGGGCAAAGAATTAATGTTGATGGAGTATAGCGAATGCGGATCTTTCCGACTGAACGGAAAGTCAAGAAATCTTTTTCAAACTCAACCTCGGGGGAATTCTTATTCTGAGAAATGACGCCGAGAAGCTTGTGCAAGTCATAGATCCCAAATTCAGTAGGGAATTCTTCTTCAACGGTTGCTTCTGCAAGGATTGCTTTGTTAGAAGAAATAGTCCTTAGAGTCTTTCCAGGCTTCACAACAATACCTTGATTGATAGAAGAAAAGTTCTTAAGAACGTTTAATGTATTCTCACTCAATTTCATAAATTATCTCCAATTAAAAACAAGTTATATTATATACTCTTCAATTCAAAATTCAAAATGTTATTAATATTGTCTTCCAAATCTTGTAGTGTACCGTTATTTTCTATAGTCCCATCAATTTGTTTTCCTACCCATGCCCACTCACTATAATGGACTTCTGGATATGCGAGTTTCATACACTCATTGCTTTGAGATGCAGCGTGGTGCCATTCAGGATCAGTTCCACGCTTTACGCGAAAAACTTTTCCACCACCATCTCGAATTGATTTAATTTCATTAGGAAAACGCACATCAGCAATTACATAATTCATATTGGAATCACATCGTTTCTGGAGTGCAAGAATCCAGAGGTCTGAGTGGAATACATCTCGACCAGCTTCTGTTCCCATCAACTGAAGAGCGATTCTAGGTGAGAAAGATTTATCAAGAACGTTTGACCACCATATGTCTGGTTGTTCTCTCCATTTTCTAGATTCTGGAGTATCACCTTCTAAAAGAGCACGATCCCATCCAAAAATAACTGAGACTGCATCTTTGACTGGATTAGCAAAACTTTCTTTGATGAAATTATGTTTCTGCACAAGGATATCGGCAACAGTTCCTTTTCCGTTACCAATATTACCAACTAAACCTACAATCATAATTCACCTTATAGATATTTTTCTGGATTATCAGTAAACTCTTTGACTGAGATCAGATTTAAATAATGTTTTCTATCCTTCTTCATTTTTCCATATTCAAAGAAAGGATTAGAATGATTGATACATTCAGCATTTTTTCCACGATTAATGATACCAATACCTTGATCAGTATCTACAGTATATGCGAAGTATGGATATTCCGTTCTAAATTTATAGAAAGCTTTCCAAGTTGTGCCATTCCATGTTTGTGGTCTCAACAAAAAGGCTTCATGATCTGAATGTGCACATTCCCAAGTTGCAGGACTACAATCGTGCAAAACTATGAATCCAGTATCGCTAATGTGTTTCATTGAATTGGCGATGTCTCTGTCCACCTGATCTGCTAGATGCAAACCATCTATGAAAATTATATCCCATTTATGGTTAGGGAGAAATTCCGTTTTGTGAGCAGCGACTGCATCAAAGAAATCATCAGAAGTCATCTTATAACTTGCTGGATTGCTAGCGAATTCTAAACCAGGATCTACTGATGTTTTCTTGTCAGCATTGATTCTATCAAAACATGCGGTTGGATTCAACACCCCAATCTCAAGATAATTACATCTCTCTGAGAATTTGTGTTTAATTATATGATTAATAGCGTCATATCTATAATATTCTAGTGGTGCGAGAACACCACTAGAATTATACACTAAGGTTGTCATATATTATAGAGTTCCAACGTAAGCAGCTACAGCTGCCATATCTCCATGGAAAGCATAAGTTCCAATATGATGCGTCTTCATCCATGGGCAAAGCCAAATCTTGCCGCCCATGTTACGCCACCACTGACAGAACATGTAATCTTCTGATAGGTAACGATCGCTCTTACCATGATCAATTACTGTATCGAAGTAAGCATGAATATAACGAGATCCATCAAAGTTAGCCTGTCCAACATGGTCTGGTTTATAGCGGAACTCAGGATACTGTTTCTCAAATTTCTCAAACACTTCACGCTTAATCATCATGAATCCAGTTCCAATCTCAAGAACTTCTAGAGGCTCACCAACATTAAACTGACCAGTTCCAGCAACGGCATTAAACACATAATCGCCAGCAACTTTTTCAAGTTCACCAGGAGACAATTCTGGAATTTGAGGATTGGCTGAACGAGCCTCAACATTTCTCTTTACTGCACTCATGATCGATGACCACTTAATGGACTTCTTAGGATATGGTCCGCCAATAACTTCCTTATCGATCGCCAAGAGGGCAATAACATCACGAGGATCAAAATGAATATCAGCATCAATAAAGAGCATATGTGTGAACCCCGAACGAAGGAATTCATCACATAGATAATTACGAGCGCGAGTAATTAGCGATTCATTAAATATAAATGAGAAACGAACTTCGATACCATATTGGGTACAAAGTCCTTGCAAGTCTAGACAAGACTTCATATACATTCCATGATTCAACCCACCATACATTGGGGTTGCAACGAATAGTTTGTTCTTTTTTAAATTATCTACGGAAATTTCTAATTGCATAGTTTAAACACTCCAGCCAAAAAAATTGTTAATAAAGTCAATAATATTTTTCTGATCTTCAATTGATTCATTCTGCATTACTTCTATATAGTCAAGTAGTGTCAGCGAACTCATGATATTAGAGATTTTTGTCTTGCGACTATTTTTAAATTTGTCATCTTGATCATCTTTGCGATCAATGTGACGTTGATCGAGAATCTTATCTGATGCTTTAAGAATTAAGACTTTATAATTTTCAGTCACATTCCCAATCTCATCAATAAACTTTCCATTGAATAAACGATCACCTTCAAAAATTACATTAGTGTTTCTTATAGTTTTGATAAACTGGACTGCATCGGGTTGTACTGCCATACTTAGACGATCAGTTCCCTGAAATGTATTCCCGTCATTTTCATATTTACCTAAAATATAGGTATTTAACTTTTCACTATACATAGCATCTAAGAGTTTTTCTGGCTTAACGATTTTCCAATCATCAGCTAATGAAATTAGCTGAAACATGAGAGTCGTTTTGCCGCTACAAGGCTCCCCGCCCATTGCAATAATTTTAATCATATAGTGCCTCTAGTCCATGTAATACTGGGGATTCATCTTCAAACATCCAATCAAGTCTATCTATTCTACCTGAATTAATGAATGAAGAAAACTTATTTTCATCAATTTTATTAGTCAATAATCTTTTATCTAGAGTTTCTTGCCTAGCTTGCCACAAAACATTCCACTCAATTCCTGACCAACCATCTTTTTCTACTTGCTGTATTTCTTCAGCTTGGCGATCTAGATAATAGCCAAGATATCTTCCATGATGTGCTCGAAATATTTTCTTAAAACTACAGAGACAAGTTTCCATAGTATAGAAATTGATCTGGTCTCTCAGATATGGAAACCTGATTTTCATTTCTATTAGAATATCTGTTGCTTCTTTTTCTAGGTATTCGTATTCTTTTTTGGTAAGCTTAGAATCATACCAATCTTCTTTATCAAGAGCAAGAACAAGTCCATTACGATGAGAACGACTGCCACTGTAGTCCCCAAGCATAAGAGTATCAGGGTCAAGAGAAAACCCAGCAGTGCTGTGTAAAGACTGCATATAGAACCAAGTAGTGTACCTTCCGAATTTATAATATTTTTCATTAATAATTTTCCATAGATTGTGAAAATTCTGGTGCTCATTGTCACCATAATAACCTTCCAAGACTTCTTTTTGAAGTCTATTGCCAATGAACTGTTGATAAGACTCGAACATCTTAGGAAGATGTCCTTTATTATATTTTGTATCAGTCTGGTATCGCAGTCTTTTATAGTTGTTCGTGTTCCACCATGTGAGGCGATCAATGGTGGCAAGTTCATAGTCAGGGAATTCGTTCTTCAGAACCCAAGAAGTTGGCAAATAGTATGTGTTGGCATAAAGCCAACACAACCATACTCTTTCCTCACTATTATGTTCATATCTCTTATTAAGATAATTAGTCATCCATATCGCTGGGTCGCAGTCTCTATACTCTAAAGACCATGCGAACCAGCGTATGAATTTTTCCCTATTACTTTTGGTAATAGGCGTCATTTTCACTCTTAATCATATCACCCTCATTCATAGAGATTAGGACCTCAATTTTAACATCAACTCCCAAAAAACTTATAGTTTCGCGAGTGTCTCGTATCCAATTATTAACAGCTTCATTTACATACTCATCAGGAGTGCGACAATGAAAAACTATAAGACCTTTTTTATTTGATTCGTTTTTCATATGGCGGAGCACATAACCAAGAGCTTTAGCGTGTTCGGCTTGTTTGAATGTTGCAGTAACAACAGAATAACCAGAAGCTTCTTTGCGGCGCTTCATGACAACCAATTCACGATCCGAATATGTAAATACCTGTCCAATCGCTGAGGCTGCTCGATTCTTCTCAAAATTATTCACAACAGTCTTCCAAACTCCAACTGCTGCTGGAGTAGATCCCAGCAAATCAGGTCCACCATAGAGCTGTTTAGCTAAATCTTTTGCTACCTCTCTATCTGCGTAAGATAAAAGATTAAGCTTCAGACGCTTCACTTCACGTTCAAAATCCCTTACGCAATCATCTTTGGTTGTAGCTTTGGTAATCACGAATCCTTGCGGATTCATTTTCAGTCCAAAAAGGTTAAAATTAGCTTCCTGCTCTTCTGGCGTATCACCAAACTGTTCTGAGCGCAGATAAATGACTTGAATGTCATTCCATCCAGGACAACGATTAACCATCTCACGAGTATGGTGACCATTCAACAAATAAACACTATGATCGAGCTTAACGCAGGCAATAAGAGGCTTGATTTCATTTCTAGCCTTTTCAGGATGTTCCATTATTCTGCGAACAGCCTCATCAACTTGATGTTGATCAATAGAAACACCTTTGACTTGATTAGTCTTAAATCCCATTGCAACAGAAATATCAACAGTTTGTATTGGATATGTTCCTTCCTGGATATCTTTGATGATAGATTCAACAAGACTGACGCGATTATTCTTTTTTTCTTCTTTAGGAATAATCTTCCCATCTACAACATCTATGAGATATTGCATATCTGCGGACTTGAGTTTGACACTACCTCGATGACCATTTGATGAAAGATGGTATGAAAGTTCTGGCTGGCTGTTTACGAGATAATCTATACCATACCATTCTAGAGCAGAAATGTACTCTACAGAATTTTCAAACAAAACAAATTTCTGCAAAAGACCTTTAGCATTATCTTGCCAAAATTCTTCAGACTGAGAAGAAGAAATATAACTTGAGGGATCTTTGCCCTTGTTATAATTTTTCATGCCAATATACATCTTATGTGGAGCAACTTTGCGCCGAAATGCATACAAAATAGCACGATTGTGCTGGTTCGGATTAATGTTCAACATATTAACTCACTTTGCCCATCGTTTGGGCTAACAATAACACCACATGGTGCAGGATCCATTATACTTGGTTCAACCTAAAATATCAAATATAAAAATTATAATAAAATCAATAACTTACAACCTCTCGTATAAGCCCCTATAAAGCCCGAGGCAGGGTCGACTTTTACCCCTCCCCTATCCCTAAAAGACCTCCACGCAGCCTCCCTTTCCCTTCCTATAAACCGCTTTTCTGATGGTTTCGTCGGCTATGTGATAAATGCCATCTTCGAATTTATTTCCATTAATTCGGAAAATGCTTAATTGACAATTACTTTTCTGTCTGCCCCAAAATCGAAATCCTATTTTTTTGTAAAACTCTACAGATTCAGGTTCTGACGAAACTCTGAAATATTCAGAATCGTTCATTATCGCAAATTCTAAACCATATTCACAAAGTTTCTTTGCCACACCTTTCTTTCTGTGTGCTGCGAAAGTATGCAGCAGTTGAAGATTGGCGATTGCTGGTTTGCGTTTAGAGATCGTTACAATAATTGAGCCAGCTAAAGCTTCATCAAGAAATAGTCCAACACAATTATCCCAATGTTCGAACGCATCAGCCTTAGCAACAAAAGTTTTAGCAAAAGAATCTGCTTTATCTTCTGTTATCGCATTTACAAATTCTTCTCTAGTTATCTTACGCAACTTCGAAGAACTGACGTTGTTTATTTCCACGTTCTTTTCCATATTTGCTATTTTCCCAACTCAAATAAAGATCACGATCGAAGATCATAGGTGGGAATTTATAGTTACCGTCTGCGATAATTTGCTCAACAGTTCTACCTCCGTTAACAGCAGCATCAACAAAATCCTGAGCAAACGCAAGACATTGTGCCATTTCTTCTCGATTAACTGTATCTCTGAATAATCTGAATTCAAGAGTTCCAGTGTGTTTCATACAATATGAATTAAATGCATAACGAAAAGGTCTTCCCATTGACACTCCATCTTTTCCAGCACAATGGAGCTTAATGAAATGATTAAAGTCGGTTGCCAGATTAATAATATTATCACACATATAATCTGGCATTGGACGTCCACAATCCCATTTTAGATAAGTCTTAGCAGTTTTAGTGTCATTCATTAGATAATGTTCTTTGTACTGGTGTACACGTTTAATCAGCTCATGTTGATTTTCTTTAACATAAGAGATCATACGTTTTAATGCAACAATATCTTCTTTCAGACCAGGAACAAATACATGAATATGAAAGTGACTTACTGGAGAAGCAGTTGGAGTATTACCATTGTCTATAAAGAATTGATAAATCTCCATAATGCGATCAAGTTGTTCTTGCCAAGTCTTGGTGGGCTTAGTATTAATTTCGCCGCCAAATGGAGGATCAATTCCAAGAGGATCACAAGCACGTCCCCAATATGGCTCATTGACATTTACAATATCAGTTTCAGCATATTCCCACTGACCTAAATGTTCAGGAATAGTTAAACGACGATCAACATCACCCCACTCTAGTTCTGCACCCCAAGTAAAAGTTTTAGGATCAAACATGCTGTAACTCCATTGTGCCAGTATTATAGCGTTCATAATTGAATGAAGTACCATCATAACGTATTCGACAATCTTTTTCAACTTCTTCCGAAACAATTTCAGAAGAAGTTGCACGTTCCATAATATTTCTAGTTGAAGTTACTATAACTCCATTTGAAAGTTTTGCATGGTAGAGTGGACGCTTGCCGTTGCGGTAATAAGAAATAGATTTAGTTTTTCTGTGTAATTCAACTGCTGCGATTGAAGAATTCAACCACTCCACTAATGGTTCCTTACCTTCTTCTATTGTTTTGAGAAGCAATTCAGAATCATTTTTAGTTAGTGTTTTGTAACCATACATTCTATGCCAATTTTCTGGCAATTCTTGCGTTATGACTCCATTATGGACAATGGAAACATCATCATTAAAGAAGGGCTGGTTATATTCAAGATCAGAAGTTGAATATCGACAATGACCAATCAAATAAAGATTACCATCTCTGTTCACTAGAGAACTCAAATCATTAAGCGCATCAAAAGCAACTGCTGGTTTTGGATCAATATAAGTGTGTATTTCACTTTTGATCACAGAAAGACCAGTTGCATGCAATCCTCGAATGCTGGATTCGAGGAAAACTCGACGCAATAAATCTAAATCTTCTTTAGAAGGTTTGACTAAAAGAGCACCAATAACTGCACACATTATCCAAACAATGCCTCGAGAGAAGAGTTCTTGGGATGATATTCATTGAGCATAGCTTCTCCACCATTAGTTTTCAAATACTCAAACCACTCATCTTCTTCCCACATTCCTTCTGAAATTCCGTTCCATCTGAACTCCCACTTCGGGTGTTCTTTATTCTTGCGACGAGATTCTACATATTCGAATCTTAAATTCTCATATTCATAAGAACCAAGTTCAAGCATTTTCTCTCTCAAATAACAAACAAGACTAATTCTCTCTGAACCTTCTTCACAAATAATTGGAGTATTTCCATGAATACACTCATGATTATTAATTAGAAGAAGATCACCAGGACGAACATTGATTGCAATTTTGATTTCAGGCAGAACTAGATATCCACCTGTGTATCTACCATCATTAGAAAGAACAAGAAGATTACTCATTCCAGCAGTAAAATCACCAGCATCACGATGACATGCTGTGCGAAAAGTTTTATTTACTGTTATTGTACTGAATGATGTTCCAGGAACAAGAAATCGTTTATCCATCTTATTAGATGCTTTTCGTTGTTTACTCCATCTTTCAGGTAACAATTCTTTAAATCCTTTATCTAAATTCTGAAGAAATGGGAAAGACATTTTAAATTTATCAAAGTTATTTTGAGTATAAGAAGTTGCGCGACCATATGGAATTCTCGGATATCGATCAAACCAGCCAGCAATTCCAGAATTTACTGAATTAGCGTAAGTTGTATCTGAAACGAAAGTATCAAGAACCCAACTAGCTTCTTTTTTAATTTCAATAGTATTTTTACTAATAACTTGTTTAAGCCAAGATTCAAAATTGAAATTATGTTTCTGGATCTCGGAAGTCAACCAAACAAGTCCTCGATTTTCGATTTTTGTTTTATTGATTGCTTTAATTCTTAGAATATCAGAGATATCTACACTATAGTTGTCTTTAGATAAGAACTTTAAAATTTCTAGTTGTTCAACAGTAACCCAATCCCTGCCGCCAAGCTTTTCATTTCGAGGACCAGCAGCAAGACCACGATTTTGTGATGGAACAGCAGCTTCTCTTAAACCAAGATAAGCTTGTTCTTGTTCTTCTTTTGAAAAGAAGTTCTTTCGGAATTTAAAGGCGATTGAATCTTCAGTTTTCTCTGGGGAGAGATAACAATCTGTATTTTCTTCAACTAAGAGGTCAAAGTGTGATTCGTCTACGAATTTTCCAAGAAGTTCTTCACAAGAATTTGGATTTCTATGAATCGTTTTGAGCATAAGATTCTCCTGCATAAAGCTCTATGTTACTCTGTTACTTATGCAAAATCAAATAAAAAATGGGGGCATTGCGCCCCCAATAAACTTTATTGTTTTAGATTACAACCTAGAATTAGGCAGCAATCGCGCGGCGATAAAGAGCCTTACGTGCACGAGCATAATGGCTCGTCTCAAGGTTCTTGATAAAGGCAGCACTGGGACGACCCATGCGATAAGCAAAGGTGCGAGTGCCATCAGCAAGCTTCACTCGGTTGGTGTACACTGCGACACCTTCATTGCGAAGACGATAGACAACATCGGCAATATTCTCAACCTTGAACAAGGTACGAGCCTGACGAGTTGTCACCTGATTGCCATTAGACAAATATTTAAACATAGATACAATAGCAGACATATAATAACTCCAAACAAAACACCGCTCCATAATTAGTCGTAAATTAGCGGCTCACTTACGACTACCCAACCATTATAGGTTGATTCTTTGTAATAGTCAAATTAAAACGGGATTGTTTCTTCCGCAATATTAGCATGCTTCTCGACAACCGAATCAATAATCTGTTGCTGAGAAAGATTAGACTGCAGAATATCTAACTGGGAGATTACAGTCTGTTGACCATGAGATGTTACGGTCACATCACCAGTAGTTGGATTTGTGTTAATGCTAACTGTCGGCTTTACATCAGCAGTTGGAACAACAACCTCAGACTGAGGCAACGGTGGATTTACAGAAGAATCAATTTTCGTATACAAATCCAAATACCCAGTTTTAACTTCAGTATCAAACCGATTAGTTGCAAGATTAATAGATTTGAGTCGATCTTTAAAAATTGAATAAGTCTTAACAATATGCACAAGTCGTCGAGTTGTAATCAACTCATCGCCACCACCGTCAAAAAAGGTTTTACGAATAATCTCAGCCCAAGTGCAAAGTTTGGTAGCGAAATCATCATCAACATTACCCAGCTGTTCCATGTTTTTAATAAGAATTTTCTTTTCAATTGCAGCAGAAGGATATTCCTGTTCCATTGTAATACTAAAACGCTCAAGGAATGCTTCATTCATTACCTTAGTGCCAACGAAACGACCATCCTCTGAGCCTTTACCCTTGGTATTGCCAGTGATAAAAATATTGAATCCTTCTGCTGGATGAATAACTTCTCCAGTCTTTTTATTCAGATACGGTTTACCTTCAAGGATAGGCATAAGGCAGAGAATTTTAGTATTGTTAAGATCACCTTCATCAATAAGAAGTACAGATCCGCGACGCATTGCAAGAAGTACAGCACCTTCTCGGTTTACAGTATTACCATCAACCAATTCAGTACCACCAAGCAAATCAAGTTCATCGGTTTCTTCAGTTACATTGATACGAACCAATTCGCGTTTCAATTTGGCGCAAGCCTGAATAATTGACATTGTCTTACCGTTACCAGAAAGACCAGTTACATAAACAGGGAAGAAAATCTTAGATTTGATAATAGTCTCAATGTCCGAATAGTTACCGAATGGCACATAAGTTGGATCACGATCAGGGACAGTGCAAGAAAGGTCTGCTTGCATCGACTTGAGTTTCATTGAAACCACCTCAGATGTGGTTTCAACAACCACAGTTGTTTTGTTTTGTGGAACTTTAGGCATCGGAGGGAGTCGAAGAGGAGAGACATTAGCTACACTCATAGCAATAGACCAAACCCCACGAGAAATTTTGCGATTCTTATCGCGAAACAAAAAGTATGGCGTTGGGATTTTCTTCTTAGCGACGAAATTTTTTATTTCTTCGCCATTAACAGTCTGTTTATTATAGAACTCACTGATATCAATAAGAAATTGATTCTGTTGTTCAGCAGTATACGAAAGTTTCGGCATATATTCACTCCATTCATTACAAATTAATCAACTATAGAACTATTCTATAGTACATCACTCAACATAACAAGTTATATAACATGTTATAAATCAATAACTTACACAGCTATGTTCTGTACGAACTTGTTTAAAAACATGCGCTGTAGTCCGCGCGAATTCAATGATTTAGCAAAAGCTCGAGCGATTTGACCTTTTTTAGCACCTTCAACAACTTCAATTTTTTGTTCTTGGACATTAAGATTGTTATTTTGCACGAAAAAATATTCAGAAAATCCATGATTTTTAGAAGTAATAAACCCATCATTATTTAATTTATCAACAAGTGATTTTCGCTGCTGTTTGTGGACAGTATAATTAATAAAATTAAACTCATAAGGAAGTACAGAATTAATTAATTGAGATTTATTGCCGATTAAATAACCAGTGTATTTCGCGCCAGTCACAAACTGTGCGATTTCAATAAGTGCACGAGTGCTGATAAAATTATCATTATCGTGTTTATTTTTAGTTCTTTTTTCCATACGAACTCGAATTTTATTTTCAGGATGTTGAATGAAGATAGTATCTCTTTCAGCATTAATCCAATTATCGCGCAACCCATATTCAGAATTAACAATATAACTTGAGGAAACACCACCGACGCCATCTGTCAAAAAAATAGAATTAACAATATCTAACTTATACAGTTTCTTAAACTCAGAAACAACATTGATAGAAGCAACAACAGTTTCATCGAGTGGAGTTCCATAAAGTTGTTCAGTAGAAGGAACACATTCTCGACCATAATAAGATTTATACGCAGCACCAACATATAACATATTATGCACAGCTTCACGATAAACTGAAGAACTCATTGAAGAACTCAAATACTGTTTTAAATGAAAAGTATCATTAAATACAGAAAGATCATTTATTTTTTTAGTGTAATGTGCATCACGATAACCAAAATCGTTAACAGCAAAATGATCTGAAAACCCATAAACTTCAAATGGAATATTAGTTTTTTTACAGAACATGGTCAATAATATTGACTGTTCAAAAGTTTCTTGAACAATATCACTCATTGATCCAGAAAGATCAATAAACAATACCAAACCATGATTCTGACCCTGCGGAACAGACATAACACGCTGAAAGATATCTCGGTCTAGATTAAATCTAGCTAATTTTTTAGGATTAATTTTACCAGATTTAGCAACTCGAGCACGAGATAACTGAGATGCATTCTTGCGCATTTCAAATTCTTTGATCATGTAATTTATTACAGGATTTGAACGTTTAATAAAACTAGTATAGCGTTCAGGATTATTTTTTATAATCCTGTCATCTTTAAAAAAGTCAACAGATAACATGTTCATATGCTGACGAATTTTATAATGTACTTTATTATGAGGGATGATGCAATTGTTATTGTACACTGGAACATTGAGTATGTAAATGTTCCCATTTGAATTATCAATCAGATTTTCTTCATTTTTACGCTGAGCATTATCAGTAATAGAACTAACATCCTGCTCATTTCCAGATTCTGGATTTTTATTAATCTTTCTTGAAGGTTTTTTATCGTCCTGATTTTGTTCAGTTTCATTCTCTTCAGCATCTGAAGGTGAATCTTCTTTGTCTTCTTCCAAAGAATCAGAACCTGACTTGGTCGATTCATCAAATTCATCCGACTCATTACCATCTTCGTAATCGTCACCATCGTCATAATCTTCATCTTCGAAGTTATTATCCGAATTCATTTCATCGGAAAAATCTTCCAAATTATCTTCATAATTCTCAGGTTCGTTTTTCTTATCTTCAAGAGCTTTATTGTAAAGCTCGCGCGCGATAAGTTCAACATCATCCCAAGATTCAGCAGCATTAAGACGATCAACGAATTTCATTTCTTCAGGAGTAAATGGCACACGAACATGCGCACCAAGTTTAAAGAAAATATTAATGCGATCAATTAGACGCATCGTAGAAACATCTAGACCATTAAGACTAAAGAAATCTCGATTATGAAGTTCTTTATATGCTAACGAAAACGAACGACGTAGACCAGGATAACGATCCTTCATTTTTCTTTCAATGCGAGCATCCTCGCATACATTCAAATAAGACTTGAGCCCTTTATTATCAACAACAGCATCATGCCAACCTTGTTTGGGTGTGTATAGAGCATGACCTACTTCATGACCCATTAAAAGATCATAAAGAATTCCATCCATTTCTTTCCAAATAGGAAGAATAATAGACCGAGAATTTAGATCAAAATATGCAGTTTGTACTTTGCGATGCTCGATGTGAATATTCTCTTCAGCGAGACATTTGGCTAGAACAGACTTAGATTCGAATAATTGAGTCATTTATGTGTTTTCCTAACTAAACCCTTAATACCATTGTACTACTGTGCAAGTCTAAAAACAACGTAAAAAACTTCAATAAAATCAATAACTTACATGCTCCAATTTTTCAAAAAGATCTAATTGTTCGGGAATTTTGACTTTTTCAGTTTTCCCAAACTCTCTGCGATAAACAGTTTCACCCTTATCTGGACTTTCGTAGATATATTTCTTATTTTCTTCCATAATATCAACCTGTCTTATATTCAAAGACTTTTGGAGTTTCTTTGGGGACTGTCGCTTCTTTTTGTTTTTCAATCTTTCTTTGCAGTTCGAATGCCTTTTTCTCTTTCTCTAACTTTTTTAGATTAGATTTGACTTTCTGTTTTGATCTATCTAAAACTAAAGAGCTCACTCTGTTGATATAGAGCTGACCTTCTAGATGGTCATATTCATGCAATACGATTCGTGCAGTAAAGCCGCTAAATGTTTCTTCTTTTGTTATTCCGTTATAATCGGTGTATCTGAGTTTCACAGATTCTGGTCTCTTGATTGGAATAAACAATCCTGGAAAAGAAAGACAACCTTCTTCAAACTTAGTCTCACCATATGTTTCTATAATCTCAGGATTGAAACACGCGAACCCAACTTTTTCCGCACCCATCACAAACACACGATAAGGAAGCCCGACCTGATTAGCAGACAAACCAACACCACGATGCGCAACCATTGTCTCAATCAAAGAGATTGCAAGATCTTTTGGTGTTATTGGTGGGTTAGAAAAATCAAATGGTTCCAATTTTTGTTTAAGAATATCAGAATATGGATCTACCAAATCATAAATTGTGTATGAGTACATCTGATTGTCAATAAATTTAATTTTTTTCTCAGCCATAATTAATTCCTATAATTTATATGTTTCTATTCCAAAAGAACCATTAGCATATTCAAAATGCGCATCCAGTCCATCTACAACTTTATAACCTTGTTGTTCTTGTCCAGTGAAACAAACTTTAAACTCTACATTGTTATATTTGCTAATAGTTTCCAATTGCCATTGATATAAATCTGTAATGTGTTGCAATTATACTTTCCTCGAAAAATTCTTAACCTTTTCAAATCTAATAACATTTCTGAACTTATCCATAAGTACATCTCCTTTATGTGATATTACAAAAACATTAGTATCGCTTAATGTATCAATTAATTTCATAAACTCTTCGGTACCACTATTATCTAACGAACTATCAAACACTTCATCTAGAATCAACAAATTTGTGTTCATACTGCTCTTCATCTTTGCAACAGCACGCCACGTGAACAACAGAGCCAAATCAATTCTTAATTTTTCACCTTCAGAAAAGTTTTGATAACTAAACTCATCTCTGTGTCTAGACTTAATAGTCTCTTTGAATTCTTCATCAATCTCAAAATTAACAAAGAAATCCATAGCTGCGAGATATTTATTCACTAGCTTATTGATTACTGGCAAATATTGTTTAATGATCTTTGCTTTAATCCCTGAGTCTTTCAAGAGAGAAGCAGCAACATCAATATAGCTTTTATTCTCTGTGAGAAGTTTTCTCTCTTTGTTTAATTCTTCTAATTTATCAACCAACTCTTTAGAGACATTCATCATATCATCACTCAATACTTTTTTGTTCTTGAGATCATCTATCTCTTTAATAAGTTTCTTAGTATATTTTTGAATTTGAGTCACAGAAGCATTTAGTCGGGTAACTTCATTATTGTGATCGCTTATTTTCTTATTGATCTTCGCAATTTCTTGCAATCTTTCACTGGCTGAATTATATTCTTTCTGCAGTTTCTCCAACCCACCAATATACTCTGTTAACTTATGATTGCACTGAGTTATCTTTTCATCTTTATTGTTGATTGTCTGATCGCAGCTTGGACAAGTACTGTTCTTAGTATAAAATTCAATTTCTTTTTCTGCTTTAGTAATATTCTGTTCAATCTTAGCTTCAAATTGAGAAAGTTTTTTCTGTTTAGATTTTATAGTATCTTCATCAAGAATTTTTGTCAAAAGATTGTTAATGTGTTTTTGGACTAATGTCACATCTCCATTAAGTTTATCAATTTGGGCAATATGATCATGATAGTCTTTTTGTTTGACCTCAATCTGTTCATCATTATTTTTCTTAGCATCTTCAATGAATTTTTTTTGCATTTCAATCTTAGAAAGAGTTGATTCAATTTCAGATTTAAGCTCCACGGCTCTTTGTTTTATTTCATTAGACCTTTCTTTGACGACAGCATTCATGGAAGAAAACACATTAATATCCAAAAGATCTTCAATAATCGCTCTTCTGTCCGCAGCATACAACTGCATAAATGGAACGAATGATGATGAGCCCAATATTACAATCTGTGTGAATGCTTTATAATTGAATTTGAGTATCTGTTCTTCTAGGATTTTCTGATAGTCTCTCATCAGAGCTTCTTGATTTAGAAGAATTCCATCGCACCAAATTTCAAAAACATGAGGTTTCATGCCTCTAATAATTTTATAATTTTTACTTCCGATAGTGAATGTGACTTCTACCATCAAATCTTTGCCATTTATGGAATTGACAAGAGTTGGTTTATTAATATCACGAAATGGTTTTCCATATAGCGCATAAGTCAATGCGTCTAACATTGTTGATTTACCAGCACCATTCGTACCTACGACAAGTGTATTCTGAGACTGATCTAATTTTATCTCAGTAAACACATTACCAGTGGAAAGAAAATTCTTCCATTTTAAAGATTTAAAATAAATCATTTTGTCTCTAACGATTGAGCTTCTAAATAAATTTCGCGCATAACATTTTTCAATTTAGATTTATCCAAATCTAACTCCAGCGAGTCAATTACTTTATCGAGGATTGTTGTAGTATCTTCAGATTGATCTACAATATCATCATCTGTGATTTCAGAATAGTCAGTAAAATCCTCAACAACAGAAACATCTATTGGTCCTGCCTTATAAAGATTATCAAGAAATATGTCATAGATGACTGGATTAGTTTTATTGGCAACAATGACTTTCACAATTCTATCTTTATATTGGCTAAAGTCTCTAGTTGATACTGATTCTAGAGTTTCAGACTTATCGTCATACATGATCTTATGGAACATCACATATGTGTTTTCAATAAACTGCAACTCTCTAGTTTCAGTATCAAAGATATGGAATCCTCGTTTATCTCCATAATCTGCCCAAGTCATCTGACCTGGAGTTCCGACA